CATGTCGCGCGCAAGCAGCTCGATCGATCGCTCGCTCTTGAAGAACACGCCGACAGGCGTCTCGATGACCGAGCGGTGATCGACGCACCCGATGCCATGAGGCATACGAACTGGCGTACCGAGCGTGTTCGAGATGTAGCCACGGTTGATGGCGCTTCCCGTGTCGTCCGGCATGTCGCCAGGCACGAGCCACGTCATGCCGCGCTTGAAGATGATGAGCAGCGATTCGAGCGACGCGAGCCCCGTGACCGCTCCACCGTCCTCAATCTGAATGGTGAGGGCGTCGTTGAACCCGGGCGCATCAGTCGGAGACAGCTCCTTGCTGAACCAGACGACCGTCGCGTCGTCCGCTCCACCCAGGACGAGTCGGTTCTGATGCACCGTCATGCAGAGCGCAGAAGGGGGTGCCACGTTGTCGAGGCCGCCGCCGACGGTGTAGAGCACCGGCTGCGACAAAAGGCCGTTGTAGTCGCCCTGGGGGCCGTCGAAGCAACCGAAGTTGCTCGTGACAAGACCATATGGGTTATCGCTCGGCCCGCCGGCGTTGGCCGACGAGTACGGGACGACTCCACGCGTTGCGTTGCGGCCAACAGTGAAGTCGTTGCTGTACTCGCGCAGGAAGTTCGAGAACGGCACCTTGTAGAACACGGTGGCAAACGGCTCTGCCGTGAAATACGGCTGAACCACGACACGACGAGAGTCGCTGTCCGCAGTCTTCAGGCGGTTCGTTAGCTCCATGCGCGGGACGAAGAAGCCGTACCGGTAGCCGTCGACCGTGACCTCCGGGTTCACGATCACCGTGCTTCCGAACGTGCGCTCCGTGAAGCGGACCAACGAGCAGATTGAGAACGTTACCGCCTGACTCGGAGCACTCCTGGCAACTCGCCCCGTCCCGTCGACCGCCTCGTAGCACCACCGCGCCAAGAAGTCGCCGTTGGCCACAAGCGGGTTGTACACGTTGTTGAGTACGCTCGTATCTCCCGGCGCGGTTCGAGGTGCCCAGATGACGAGTTTTGTCGGATCACCAATGAGCGACTGCGTAACACTGTATCCAGACTGATACCTGCCATAGTAATGGTCGGAACCAAGCTGGTTGATGCCCGCGCCGCTGTTGTACCGGCTGCCACTCACCTGCATAAGCCGAGGGTCGGCGTATACAGACTGGTAGTCCTTGGTCGGGTCCCCGCCCCACTCGGTCGTGATGCGCGACCAGTGCATGTCAACGACCTGGTTGGTGTCGTTGTTGTACTCGTTCTTGTTTTTGAAGCCGGCCTCGTACGCGAACCACGGACGCTTGATGTTCGCCAGGTACGGCCCCTGGTAGCCAACCAAGATGTACGCAGACACCTTGACATCAAGTGCGTACGGGGTCGTCGTCTGCGTGCTGAACAAGAGTTGCGACGACGGGTCGTATGCGATGCTCGTTAGGTCTCTCTGCGGCCATAGAAGCATCGAGGCCTCGCTGCACGACGAACCGTCGAACGAGCTTGGAATCCCGCCGTTGATGATGGTGTAATCACCCCACTGCTTCATCTGCCGCCACCCTTGCGGCTCAAACGAGTAGTCCAGCGCGAAGACCGAGCTTCCGCCTTCACTCTGCCCCCTGCGGATGGCCCCAACAGAAAGCAGAGTCCCGGCCGAACTGAATCGAGGGCAGTTGAGTGGGACTGCTGCTGTGCGCGGCATGTTCATCGACTCAACGAACACGCCCTTGTTGTTCTCGTACGTCACCCCGCCCGAATACGGGATCGGAACCAGATCCGGGTCCAGGTCTGTCTTGACGAAAGCCTCGCCGTTGGTGAACGAGACGAAGAACGCACTTTGCTGGAAGTCGTCTCCGGCCGGCGAGAGCACGCATCCGTAGCGCCCGGTAGACAGCTTCACAAGCCCGCTGGTCATCCTCCATGGACCGCCAAGCGCGCACCAGATCGGCCTGGACGTTGACGATCCAACGGTCGCATAGTCGTTCAGGTCCCACCGCGTCTGCGACACCGGCGTCCACGGGTACACCTCGAAGTAGTTGCTACGGGCGAATGGGCTCACATACCCCAGAGGCGCGTCTCCGTTTGGGCCGCTGAAAGGGGCTGCCGACACAGACGACACCGCCAGGATGATGGACTGGCCGGTGTTCACCACGTCCCATCGGTGAACGCACTGCTCGACTCCGACGCTGGTCTCCACCACCACCTGCGCGGTAGTGGTAGAGTTAAGACCGATGTCCTCGAACATGATGTCGGTCATCAGAATCGGGAGCGGCGCGTTGAAATCGTCGTACACCTGAATCGTGTTTGCCGGCACCACTACTGGGGCTCCCCACGGTCCAATATAGGCGTTGGCGCGCGTCTCAATCTGCGTGATGTCGACAAGCGCGGGCACGCCGTAGGCGTTGCCGGCCCCGCGACCATCGTAAACCTCTACGGCTTGCGGAATCCCAAACCCATCGAACACCACGACGGCAAGGCACCGAGGGCCGGCGCCCGTTGACAGGCGGCAGAATCGCACGCTGTTTGGGAAGCCCACTACGCCGGGGGCCCCGCCGAGCTGCACCCGCGTCACGTTTCGCTGATCAACCGACGCGGCATCCACCGAAGTGGTCACGATGCTGTTGGGCACCGTTACCGAGACGGAGTTGTCTGACGGGTATAGGTGCAGGGCGCGCGGGTACGAGGTCACGACAGAATTGCTCTGCGTGCCGGTGTAGACGATCGGGTTTTGATACAGCGCGAACGCGGTTCCCTGCGACAGACGAGAAAGCAGGTACGGCTGAACGGACCCGTCCGCGAACTCCGCTGTCAAAATCGCTCGGCTTGAGCTGAGGAGCGCGTTGTAGTTGGTCGGAGCAAGCTGGTAAGGACTCGCGCTCGCGCTCGCGCTGTACTTCAGCTGGTACCCCGTCCCGGTGGAGAACGAGCCGAAGTTGTCTTCGGTCTGGAAGCCGGCCCGATGCAGCCACGCAAAGTCGTCTGACGTGATCGAGATCGTAGAGCCCGAGCAGTTCGCTCGCGTTACAACAAACTTGCCGTCAAGATAGAACGGCGAGACATCCATCTCGTGAACAGTCCGCACAGAGATGGCTACAGTCGACGTGATGGGGTTGCTCTCAAGTACGACCCCGCGAGGCGTGCGCCGGTTCCAGTCATGAACGCTGTACGTCGTTGACCCGTACGCGTTCGAGGCACTCAGAACACCGCCGGCGTAGGTGTGTACGACCGAGAAGGCTCCAGTTGTAACATCGAACGAAAGCAGCTTTAGCAGCACATCTGGCGACGCTGGCGACGTATCGTTCTCGCACCTGGCGAAGAGCAGGTGTTGCTCGTTATAGACTCCGGCGATGTCAAATGCCCGCCAATACGGTCGCCCAGTGAAAGCCGGGTCAATCCTGTCTGTCGTCTTGATTGCGCCGTCCGTTGAGATGACCGCGAACGCCTCGATAACCGCGTAGTCTCTGCGGAATGCTACAACCCAGTGCCGATCGTTTCCCGAAGAGCCCCTCGACATGGTCATGCGCAGGTCGCTGCACCGCGTCGTGTCAGCGCCGAACGAGTCCTTGATTCTCACAGGAGCCGTAACGAACGCCCCGTCAGAGACGCGCTGCACGGCCGCATACACGCCATGCGTTCCATTCGGCTGCGTCGAGATCGCCTTGTCGTTGGTCAACTCCTGGCCGTTGCGGAAGCCCAAGACCCAGACCGTACAACGCAGTGTGCCCGAGTCATTGAGCATCGACTCGACTTCGGTCACCTCGCCGCCGGTCGAGTCTACCGAGTGCAGCGTCCCATAGCACGACGGCAGCTTGTTTACGACCCGGTAGCCGTGATCGGCGTCTGAGCCAACATACTCAAACAGCGTGTCGCCAGCCGCGAGCAGGAGCTTGGATCCGTCGCGGCCACTGTGCGAGCCAAGGCATTCCTGTACGAATGGCAACGGAGTGCCGGCAAACGTCTGAGCTGGCGTTCCCGGCACACCATCCTTCTGAATGTACTCGAAGCCTTCGCGCTTCTCGACGCGGCCCGTCTTTCGCACAACAGCGTTCTCCAGCGAGGCCATTGCGGGAGGCTGAAGCTGGTCCGGGTCTGCATACTCGTCGATGCCGCCGACAAATGGAACCTGAAGAACTTGGTCACGAGTCGGCATCAAAAAATCTCCAGGTTGAGCTTCACCGGGTCGATCGGGATGTCATTGCCGTTGTCATCCTTTGGCGGGATGAGCCGCAGCCGCATGATCTTTTGCCCCAGTGGGCCGGGAACTTCAACCACTTGCAGGTTTGGCGCTGCATACGGTGCGCTGGCGGCTCGTGGCGTATCGGTCACGACCTTGGCGATGTTGAAACCAGCCGCGTTACGCCCAAGGCCGTGAGGGATGTCGACAATCTGACCAGGCTTGAACGTGATGCCCTGGTCTGGCATCTGCTTCGAGATGCTGCTGACGAGTTGCTTTGGCGGAGGCTGCTGGCGGAGGCTCTTGGTGACCTGCGCAAGCGACTCCTGCACCGCGTTGGCAAGCGGGTCCTTGGCGTCGCGGACAAGAAACTGCGATGGCTTGTCCTGCTTCGGCATCTTCCCCTCCTAGAACCTGCGCGGGAATCCCGCAGGGTACGGCCACATGCCGGAGTTGAGATTAACGTCGGTGACGCGTTTCCCCTGGCCCGCGTCGCGATTCTCCGCGACAGCCATGATTCTAGCCCACACCCGCGCAGCTTCGCGCTCAAGTTGCGACGTGTCGCTCTCTTCTTTGGCGAGCAGCTTGATGGCCGCATCAACCACGACCCACTCTTCCCAGCCACTTCGACCGTCAAGGGTGTCCGACGGAAGCGTCAGTACCTTTGGATTCGGGTAATACCACACGCGGTAGTAGCTGATGCCGTTTGGCGTCGACGGGATGAACTCAATGCAGTCGTTCCCAGTAATCGGGTTCTGGATGACCCGATACGCCGTGATCGGCGCGTACGGCGTTAGCTCAGGAACGGCATTGTACAGGTTGCGCTCTTCCCAATTGAACCTTGGGCAGTTGACCACGAGGTTGCTCGCGTAGACCGCGTCCACACCACGCACCTGGTAAACATCGTTGGCCGGCTGGCCGTTGGACGCAGTGTAGCTCAGGAAGTCCGCGTACGGAGTCGCCGGGCTGGCCACGATGCCGAGGTCGACGTACTTGAGATAGTAGTCCTCGCCCGTCGCAAGCAACCGGTCGTAGAGCTGAGCCCACGACTGGTTGATGCAACGGTCGACTTCGGCATCCGTGACGAAGCCGGAGTTCACCATGTCCGCACGCTGGCGGACCTCTTCTCGAAGTTGAGCGAGCGTTCTCGTGCGAGCCATGGTGAACCCCTAACCTATCAGTCTTCGCTTTCGTCGGGCATACACTCGTAGATGAACGCTTTGAGGGCGGAGGCATACGACTCCGCGTCCTTGGCGCGCATCATCTGCTTGGCGAGAGAGACTTCCGCCATAGACGGCCCCTCTTCGTCTTCGCCTTGCTGAGAGGACGGCGGAGCCTCCTCTTCGTCCCCGCCACCCATCCCCGGCTTCATGCCGAGGAGGATGGCGATCTTCCCGCCCTTGCCCTTCATCAGACCTCAACCTCGGTGGTCTGGCAAGTCAGCTCAAACACAAATCCATCCGCAGTAACAGGTGCCGCGAGAGCCCCCGCGCTGTTGATGAACTTGACTTGAAGCCCGATGATCGGCTGGCCAGGAGCAACTCGCGCCGGCCATCCGTACACAACTCGGACGTTCGCAGCCGTCTCCGGATTCTGAATCACAGGATCCAGGTTCCAGCTGATGAGCTTCGTTACCGAGCTGCTGTTTTGCGCGGTGTCGATAGCGCCCGCGGTGAACGTCGCCGTCACCCCTGCGCCAAAGAAGACGTAGTAGATTCCAGCGGTTCCGCTTTGTACAAACGTGAACCCCTTGCCTTGGACACCGATGCCGGCGCCATTGAAGTTCACGCGTCCAGAGATGCGGATGTCGCCAGGAACGTTCGTTCGGAGTTGGCTCCGAAGAGGGGTACTAAGAACTCCCATCGTCTACCTTCCTTTCACGAGGTCGCTCAAGCGCCCCAGTTGTAGACGTAGCCGTTGGAGCCCGGGTTGATGCACCCGATCTGGTAGTAGCTCGCAAAGCGCGCCTGGTAGTTGTCAGAATCCATGAGGCGGAGGAAGCCGTTGCCGTCCCAGTCGACGAGCTGGAACATGCCGCCCGGAGCCGTGGAGATGCTCCACGACGGAAGGTTGAGCATGTACGCCTCGCCGCGCGGGCAGAAGGGGTCCTCGACGAACGGAATCGCGCCGTTCTGACCAACAAACACAACCGACTGGAAGTTGAGGTTCTGCTTGGGGTCTTGCGCGGGGATGCGGATCACGTCGCTGAGCGCCGACTTCTTGAGCTGCGCGATGTCGAGCGTGTTCGCCGCGATGGCCGTCGGGTAGCCCATGCCCTGGAAGAGAATGCTGGCTTCGAGCGTCTGAAGCGCCTCGACCATATTCTGACCAGTGCCATCGAGCACCGAGCCGCCAAGGCGGATCTTGTCGCTCGAACGGTCGAGCCCGAAGAGCGTGTCGCCGTACGGCTGCGAGCCGATGCGGCCACCCGCGATCCACTGCTTGATGCCAGCAGGCGCACGAGGGCCGTAGGGAACACCGCCGGCGGTGCCGCCGTCGTAGCTGGTGAGCGAAGTCGACGGGTCGACGACGATACCGTCGCCATCGCGCGTGATGATCGCGTTCGCGGGCCAGCGCGAGGCGGTGTCAATCGTCAGGGTCGCTGCACCGCTGGCAAGGTCGCGGGTAACACCGGTGACCTTGCGCACCATGTTTGTGGCGTTAAACGTCGTCGAGACACCGCCCGTGTTGAATTCGACGTACTGCGCCGCGAAGGACTCGCCGGAGTACATCGTGATGTACATGCCGACTTCAAAGTTCGCCACGTCAGCCGCCGTCTGGAGCGTGATCGTGGTCGTCGCAACGGTAGCCGCGGCGCTGACCGTCGCCATGCGGCCGGTGCCCGAACCGTAGAGGAGACGGCCGGCGCTGTTCTGCATGCCACGAACAACGCTCTCGGTGCGGTTACGCCACACGTTGACGAGCGAGCCGGGGTCGACCGACGTACGCATGACCTCGCCAGCGACCTGCGCGAAGCCGTAGTGCTGCACGCGGAACATCTCGAATCGCTTGTAGCTCTCCGCGCTGTCCTTGTGGTCGTAGGCGCGGTTGAAGTCAGACCCGAAGCCCTGCGGGTTCGAGGTCTGGAGCGCCATGACCTTCTTCTCGCCCGTGAAGTCCTGCTGGACGGCGATCTTATCGAGGAGGGCTTGCTTGTTGTACGAGAGGTTCGGAACACCCTTCTTGTAGAGGAGCTTGAGAACCTGGTTGACGGCAGTGACGTTGCTGGAGATAGGCATGGCTTTCCCTTAGTTTGCGGTTTTGCTCATTTCGTTGCGTGCGATTTCCTTCAACAGCGCATCCTGCTCGCCTGCACTGAGGTCCCAGAAGTTCTTTTGCGAACCGATGGTCGTATCCGACGCAGACGACTGAGTTGGCGCGCGGCCCCGGCTCTTGCTCGGAAGCGGCTGCGCGGTGCGCTGGGCCTCTGCGCGGCCCTTGATGCGCATCAGCGTCTTCGCGTACTTCTCTTCGAGATAGTCAGCGAGGTCGGAGTCGTCGATGTCGTCGGGGTTGCTCCCGCGCTGGATGAGCTGCTTAGCAAGCGCGTCTGCCTCGCGAATCAGCGCGTAGGGGTCTTCCTTGAAGAACTCGTGCAACGACGGGTAGTCGTCTGGCGTGATGATGCTGCAAAACGCCTGATCTTGCTCGTAGCGCACGCGTTCCTCGTGCTGCTCCCGCTGCTTCTGCTCAAATTCCTGACGCTGGCGCTCGAACGCATTGATGCGCTCCTCCATCGCCTTCATCTGCGACAGCATGCGCGACTGAGGCGTGTTCTCCTCAATGGCAGCCTGCGTAAACTCGTCGAGGTTGATGCCAAGCTCCTGCAAGGCCGTCAGCGGGCTCTGTGCGAGCTTGCGCTTGAAGCCGTCGATGTCGAACGAGCCCTTTTCCGGCTCGCGCGGGGCCATCATCGACTCGTACTGACGCAGCTTTTCGGCCATTTCGGCTTCTCGACGCGCCTGCGCCTTGGCCATCTTGGCAGCACGGGCTTTTTCCATGCGTGCACGGATGCGCTCGCGCGGGTCGAACTCAGGCTCGGCCTCTTGCGGCTTGGCCTCGACGCGCTCAGCGGTTTCCTGCGCGTCTGCGTCAGGAATCTCTTCGGGCGCGATGCCATCCGATGCCGTTTTCGCGAGCGAAGGCTCTTCTCCGCGCATCAGATTGCCTGCCAACGCGACAAGGGCGTCGTTGGACATGGGCTCGTTGGACGTTTCGCTGCTGCCAGCCTGAATATCGGCGTCGAAATCGCTCATTGGAGCACTCCCATAGAGGCTGGGTTAGGCGGAGCAGCGCCCTCCCCGGCCATTTGGGCGGCATCCTGAGCAATCCCGCCGGTCTGCTCCCCGGCTGGCGCTCCTCCAGGCTGGGCTGCCGCTTGCTGCCCTGCCTGGATACCGGCAATTGCTGCCGCGCACTCGTTGATGTACTCCGCGACAAGCGAGAGCTTGCGCTCCGGCACCTTGTCGACGAGGCACTTGGCGTAAAAGAGCTTGGCTCGCTCCATCGCCATAGCCGGGTCGATGTACTCCGACGGCGAGGTGTACTTGCGGCTCTCAACCATCTCGTAAAGCTGCATGTCGACCGCGTCAGACGGCGCATTCGCGAGGTCTTCCTCGGCGTCGATGTCTGGTAGGTCGAGGAGGCGGCGTAGAACGGGCTTGTCGACGAGGCCGATGTTCGCCAGCGACAGGATCTGCTCAAACTTGGCGCTCGGCTGACGCGACAGGTTGCTGATTGGGTAGACGCGGAGACGGTACTCGCGCTGGTCCATGCGCACTTCCGACCACGCCACCGACTGCAACTCCGACTTGGTCGGCCGGGCGACCGCCACATCGATGTCAGAGGCGAGGAGCGACTCGCACTCCTCCATGACAAGTTCGGCCACATCGACGGCAAACTGCTCATGCAGCTTGTGGAAGACGTGCAGGCGCTCGCTCTCGAAGTCCTCGTAGACCTGGAGAGCCTTGCCAGATGCGGCGCGCAGTCCGGCAGGCAGCTCAGAGTGCGCGCTCATGTCAGACAGGCCAAGACCCTGGTTGATTTCAGCCGGGATGCTGTTCCGGTACGCGTACGTCTGCGGGTTTACCGGGTCCGGGTTGAACGTCTGCGGAGGGCTGCCGCCAGGCATGTACTCGATGATGGTGCCGATGCCGTTGTCGAGCGAGACGGTCTTGCCGAGCGTGCCGGCCTGCATGATGATGTGCGAGCCGCCCATGATGTTGTGGGCTTGCTGCAACTTGCGCGAGAGCGTGTTGTGCTCCTCCTGCGCGGGACCAAACTCCCAGACCGCCGACGAGCCCCAGAAGCCAACGAGCGACACGTTGCGCGTCTGGAATGCGAACGGAAAGCGGCTGCGACGCCACTCCGTAGTGATCATCGTACCGTTGTCGAGGCATACGACGTACTTGCCGTCTTTCGCGTGGGGCGACGACGGCAAGTGCCAGGCCTCGTAGACGTAGATGAGGTCCGCGCCGGAGTTGATGACGAAGTCAGACATCTCCGTGTCGGTCGGGATTGGCGCGGTGGCAATAGCCGCGCGACGCTCCGTAAGCGACCCGTACAGGTCGCCGTCGGAGTTCGAGTCGCCGTACATGGCCATGACCTGGCCACGGTCCACGAGATGACGCTGGATGATGTTGCGCGGGCTGCCGTAGCGACCTTCGGCATCGTCAACGAAGAGGTCGAGCATCGGAACGACTTCCAGCTTCAACTGGTCGTACTCCGACGTGACCTTGATGCAGCCGGTTCCATCGACGAGCGTCGCAAGGTCGACCTTGAGCTGCTTCGTCCAGAACTTCATGTCCTCAAACGCGCCCTCAATGAAGCGAGACAGCTTCTTTGCGCGCTGCTGCTGCATGTAGTTGCCGCCCGCCGTGATGGCGTACGGCAACGTCTTCACGCGGCTAATCTTGGCAGCCAGCGTGTCGACGCTGTTCTTGAGGTGGTTGATCGTATAGCGACGGTCGATGGTCGCATCAGGCGTGATGCCATACGCGCGCAGGTCGACGCCGTAGAGCTGCTGCGATCGGCGGACGCCGGTGCGGCGGTCAAGCTGGTTGTCCAGAATGACTTTTACGCGCTGAGCGACCGCGGCATGAGGCTCACGGTTCTGCTTCGCGTACCACTTGTCCTGCACCTGCTCTGTGCCGTCGTACATCGAGCATAGTGATTTCCCTATTGCGGCCTTCAGTCAACAACTTTTTGCGTACCGGCTTGCAACCGATGCACAGCTGCGGACTGCGCGCACAATCAAATTTCCTGGGCCCGTCTATCGTGCGTCGGCTAACGAAAAAACTTTTACCCTACCAGGAGAAACCCCATCCATCGTCCTTCTTGGAGCGGTCGATGATGCGCTTGAAGATGTCTGCCTCCTGCTCGCTCATGCGACGCAGGTTTGCCGTTGCTTCTTCCGCGTCCTGGTCAGTCTGCCAGTAGCGCGCAAGGGCCATCGCGGTGCATGGGGCATAGTCGCAGTGCCTCCCGTCGCTGGTGCGCGGGAATGTGATGGCGGTGCCGGAGCCACGGATGATCTTCCGCACGCGCGTTAGGTCTGCGCGCACGATTTGGTCTGGCGGCAGCTCCACCATGCCCTGCTCAAACATGGTCTTGAGCGCCAGGAACTTGGCCATCTTCTCCTTCTCGGTCCACGAGTGAACCACGAGAACGACCTTGTGTTGCGCTGCGAGGTCACGAAGAGCATCGCCGTAGTACTGGTCGCTGTCGATAACGCTGACGCGGTAGGCGCGGCACAGGTTGGCGACCTCCTCGATGATGACCGCGGGGCGCAGTGGCATGGTTGGCGTGCCAATCCACTGCTTGGCGAGCACAACGCGGCGTTTCTCGCCCTCCTGGCAGGCAATGATGAGCGTCCATGCGTTGCCGCGCGTCGCGGGGTCGATGGCGGCGCTGTACTGCATACCGGGCTTTGGAAGCTCGATAAGCGGGGCCTGGCGCATGGAGGCCTCGATGGCTTCCGGGGAGATGAACGCCTCCTCTGGCTGGGCAAACTCCGCAGCCACGTCTGTGCGGAAGGCTTGCGGGTCTTGCTCTTCGGCCTCTCTCACGGCCTTTGGCGTCCATAGCTGCGGGTTCATGTCCCAGCCTGGGGCCTTGATAACCACCATGTTGCGCGTAGGCTTGCCAAAGTGCTGCTTAACCACGTTGTAAGCGGGGCCGTATGGCGCATACGGGCTGCCGATGCTGGCGACTTGCGAGCCAGGGCACATGCGCATGAGGACAGCGCGACGCAGTTCGTCCCAGTTGACGACTGCCTCGCCTTCCCCAAGCATGCGCGGGAACTCATCGAAGATGGCCCCAGCGGACCATCGCGCAACGAGTGACGAACCAGCGCGAGTACCGGCCGTTACCGTGACCTGCACGGGACGGCCAGTTGGATGCCGTAGCACAATCTCGTCAACCTTGGGAGGCTCCATGACGAGGCCCTTGAGCACGGGGCTGGACATGACGCGGCCAACGACGTGGCCGAAGACGACCTCCGCGAGATCTTTGGAGATGGAGACGATGGAGACGCGAGCAATCTCGCCTGGGCCCAGATGGTCGAGGGAGCATGTCTGCGTCCACCAGACGCCGAGCCCGGCGGTGATGAGCGACTTGCCGCAGCGAATGCCTGCAAGGATGGCAATCTCTTTGGGCTTGCCGTCAAACTCCGGCTCGCCGCCGCCAAAGCAGCGCACGACGGCTGGATGGCTCCAGAGGTCGTCGAGAGATCGCCCGTCAGCGGCGCGCATGATGGCGCGCTGCACGGGGCTGGCCGTGGTTAGCGCAAAGCCCATGGGATGCGTCATCATGTCCTCGAAGGTGTCGAACTTGACGCGCTTCTCTTCGAGCTTCTTCTCCAGCGCCTTCTTGACGCTAGCGATGCGCTCCCGCTGGGACTGCTCTAGCTGCGTTCGGTGCTTGTCTTGCTCATACGCCATCTCACGCGCTCCTGATACTGCTCCGCCAGCACTCTGTGGTAAGCCGCGCGGACGGCCGCGTCGACCCCTGCGTTCTTGGCGATGACGCCGAAGGCACGGTCGCCGATGGTCGCCCGTGCAAGCGCCTCGGCTGGCGTGTCAAACCTCATCGCTCGGCCTGCTGATGACGCAGTTGATACCCACCTGCTTGGCGTGGAAATCATACCAGCCCGTCTCGACGTGCTCGACGTAGAGCGCGTCGTTCGGGGCGCGGTAGAAGCCCTCCTCGTCGGGGCCGATCTCCTCACGTCGACCGTCTGGGTAGACGGCGAAGACTTTGACCGTCATGGCGCGCCCTCCAGTGCGAGGACAAGGGCCTCGACGCGCGTCTTTGCTGCAAAGGACACGGTGTAGTCCTGTGGATACACACGTTCCTCAGCGTCCGCGTCGAGTCGATGCGCTCCGGCAAATGACATGTCGACAGGGCACTTCCACGCCTCTTCCACCAGCGCGAGCAGGCAGCCAAGCGTCGCTGGGTCGGAAAGGTCGGGGAATAGTCCTGAAGCGTCGCCATCGTACCACCCGCCACCGTCGCGCGTCGGTCCGCTGCGATGTCCGATGGCGTAGTCCGCGCCACCGTCGACAACGCGCAGCGCGCAGGCTGTGATCATCCCGCGCATCCACCGCCAATGCTTGCAGGCCACCGCGCGGCGGCCGAGGTCTTCGAGGGTCATTTGCCCTCCTTGCATCGCGGGCAGTAGTCTGATCGACCGTCTTTGCAATTGATCAGCCGCCAGCCTGGTGGCGCTTTCCCATCGAGGAACCACGCCGCCGGAGCGCCAACACCTCGCGCGCGAAATACCGACCGCACGAGGCCGCACCCATCGCAGGTAATGTGCGGTTCCTGCGCGGTTCTGCCAAATGCAGCCGCAAGCGATGCTCCGATTCCGATGTGATACGTCATCGATCGCCTCTCATCGCGCCCTTCAGCGCCTTGCAAAGCTCCGTAGCGGCCTCGTAATGCAGCGTCAGCGTCGCCATGCGCTCGTCGTCCACGAGCACGAGCACGTCGAAGCACGGGCGGTCGTAGTCGTCCATGTGCCCAGCCTCGAACGTGATGCGCACGGAGGCTGACCCGCCGTTGTGGTTGCGCGCGCAGTTGTCGACGATGGTCGGTGTCATGGTGAATCCTCCGCTCATTTCTGCATGTCCTCCGCCATCGCTCGCGCAGCTGCGCGGATGAGGTCCATCAGCTTGCCGAACGAGATCTCCCCGTCGTTGTACTCGTGCAGCACCTTCCGCACGCCCTCGTAGCTGAGGCCGTACTCGCGCATTTGCTCGGCCTCTTGGCGGATCATCGCGGAGAAGTTCTGCGCAGCGAACGTCTTCATACGCTCGCACTCCGCCTCCAACTCCCGCACGCGGGCGATGAGCGCGGGCACGTCGGTGCGCGCTTCGTTGTGCACCTCCCGCGTCGCGCGAAGCTCCGCGCCTTGGTCTTCCACGCGAACGAGAAGCTCGTCTCGTTCGTCGGTGAGGCGGTCAACCTCGGAGCGCGATTCGCTGAAGCGGTCTTCCAGCATGTCCACGATGGCGGTCTTGCTGCTCACGAAGCGTCGCACCGCGTCGATGGGCATCTCGTTCCCGGCCTGCTCGCACAGTCGGCCAGCCTCGCGCATGTCCTCTGCCCATGCGTGACACGCAACCTGAAGGCGCTCCACCTCGTCGATCGCTTCGTTGCGCTCGCGAAACACGGGAAGCGCATTCATAAGGGCTTTGCGTATTACCTCCACCTCGGCACGCGCTTCGTCGCGCTCGCGGCACGCGTCCTTCCAGTCGCACTCGAACATGAGCGCGGAGTTGGTCTCCACGTCGCGCTCGCGCGTGACGGTCTCCAGCAGGGCCTCCAGTTCTTCGACCGTTCTCATCCCAGCCTACCGTCCTCGCTCGCACGGTAGGCCTTGGCGCAGCGCACGCACGCCCTTACCCGCCCGCTCCTCAGCGACTCACGACTCACGTCGTGCGTAGCCCCGCACTGGCACTCGCATACCCAACGCTCGCCCGTGCATCCCGCACGACGCGCCGTCGCGTAACTCTCCTTCAGCGTCAGCCATCCCACGACGACGCCGCTTTCCAGCTCGCCCATCTCTCACTCTCCTTCCACCTCGCATACTGGCCCGAGTAGAAAGCTGTTGCAAGGGATATCGCGCGAGAGGGGTTGCCATAGCCCCGGGGTATCGCGCGCGTCACATGCGCCCATGCCCGCGCGTGCGCCTGCCCGTGCGTGCGCTCGTGTGCGCCTGCCCGTGCGCGTGTGCGCCTGCGCTCGCACGCTGCGCGCTCGCGTCGCGCGCCCGTATGCAGAGCCGGCACCTCGTCCGCACCGGCAGCGTCGAGGGCCTGGCAGCGTCGACGGCCGCAAGGGCCTCGAAGGCCTGGGCATCGCATCGCCTCGCTAGGGCCTCTGGGCGCCTCGTGGCGGGGTTCCCGTGCTCAGGGCAAGCACGGAGGTCTTCGAGCGCCTCAGGACGCTTCAGGTAGCGTCCTAGCGAGCTTGCCGCGTTCATTAACGCGACCACCTCGCTACCCTCCCCCCCTCGCCCTCACGCGGCCCCGTCTTCGCCGAGGCCTGCGAGCGACTGCGGCCGGCCCCCAAGCCGGGCCGCGAGTCGCACTGACGATCGCTCGGATTCGTCGCGCTTCGCTTGCTCGTCCTCGCTCCGACGGTCGAATCGCTCCGCGCTTCTCCCTTGTTCCCGACCTCGCCCACCTTGTCTAGCTGGTAATTTCCTGACCACGTCGCTTTGGTGCGATGTTAGTTGACTCGCTACCCCGAGTGTGACACCGTCAACGCTCCCCGGCCCTGTCGGCCGGGACCAAAACCCCGAAAGACCCCAAGCCATGGCAACCGAGTACTACACCGACAACTGCCGCAAGTCGCTGGGCGCCGCTATCGTCGAGATCACGGACGCACGCGTCCCGGCCCTCATCGAGCGAGCCTACGCAGAGCGCATTGACGCCGCGGACTTCTGCTGGTGGGCCCTGCAGCAGGTCCGCGCCGAGAAGGCCCAGCCGGCTCCGGCTCCTGTCCCCGCTCCCGAGGCCGCGCCGCCGCTTGACTACGAGGTCGAATGCAAGGGCACCCTCTCCCGCTCCGAGGAGGACGAGCTGGGCGGCATCGCCGCGCTCCCCGCCATCGTCGACCGCGCGCACGCCGCCGGCGTCACCGTCGAGGCCTTCCGGGCTTGGGCCCTCGGCGAGGCGCGCGCCGCGGCCGCGGCCAACATCCCCGCGATGCGGCAGACCGCGCTCCGCGCGATGGTTGACTACCTCACGGCCGTCACGGCCGCCGCGGCCGGACACGTCGACACCGTCGCCCGTGAGCTTGCCAGCGAGGCGGTGCAGACGTGCCGCGAGGCCCTCCTCGCCGAGGCCGCACATGCCGCGGCTGACGCCATCGTTGCGGCCTGCCCCCGCGGCCGCGTCCGCGCGTCAGTCTACGACTTCGGCCGCGAACTCTACGTCACCTGCGGCGACGCGGCCGCTACGCTCAGCGTCGGCGAGGACGCCGATCCACGCTGGGACGGTGTCGACCTCAGCGGCCGCGACGAGGGCGATCCCTCGTCCCTGCGTTCGCTCCTCGAAGAGATCGAGGAACTCCAAGAGGACGCGCAACGCGTCGAGGACTGCATCACCGACGCCCGCGCGGCCGTGGCCGCGTGGCGCGCGGCCTGCGAGGTGAGCCGATGAGCGGGCGGCTCGTCGTCACCATGGCGGCCGGCGGCCGCGCTGTCGAGGTCGTGAGCCTCTCAGGCGCGCTCGCCTGGGTCCGCCTGCACCTTCCGGCCGGCGCAGAGGCCTGGGCCGCGCCGGCCGGCGAGGGGTGGACGGTCTACCCGTCGCGCGAGGCCCGCGAGGCCGACCGCGACGGGCGCGCACCGTGGCGTGCGATCGCTCACGTCGAACCCGTCGAGGTGTCGCCGTGACCCCCGAGCGCCTGATCTTCGCGTCGGTGGCCGCTCGCGTGGCCGCCGGCACCTACCGGCCGGGGCCGCGGCAACCGTCCCACGTCCCGCCGGCCGTCGTCCGCCGCGCTCGCCTCGCCACGGCGGCCGATGCCGTGCGCGAGGTGCTCGCTCCCTTCGCTTCGTGCGCGGCCGTCGCGGCCGCTCTTGTCCTCCTCTTCGCTCGCTGACACTCAACCCCCGGCCGACGGCCGGACTACAACAGGATCCATCATGACCGCACCCATCATCACCGCCGATCGCTTCCTCTTGCCGGCCCCGGCCGTCGCCTCGCTCCGTGAGGCCCTCGCGCCCGCGTTCCGTCTCGACGCGCCCACGGCCGCACAGGCCGAGGGCCCCACGTACACGACGCAGGGCGCGCGCTTCGGGTCCACTGGTCACTTCGTCGAGGCCGACAACGGCGCGAGCTTCGAGGGCATCGCGGCGACCTTGCGCGCGGCCCAGCTCGCGTGGCCCGTCGACGCCGGCCGCATCGTCGACGACCGCGGCCGCGAGGTCGACGGAATGCGCGTAGTGCGCCGTCTCGACACCGGGGCTCACCTTGGCGTCGTCTCCGCGTCCTACGCGCCCGTGTCGGCCGTCGACGCGTTCGGCGCGCTCCTCGGTCCGGCCGTCGCGGCCGGCGCCGTGAAGCCGACGCGGGCCGGCTTGATCAACGCGCGGGCCTTCCTTCAGGCGACGGTCGCCCTTGACGCGGCCGAAATCGTGCCCGGGGATCTTGTCGTGCCCATGCTGACGGGCGTGCACTCGTGGGATGGCAAGAGCGCCACGCGGGCCGGCTTCACGCCGGTGAGAATCGTCTGCAAGAACACTCTGGCCATGGCGGCGAAGGACCTCGGAACCACCGGCTACACCGTGCGCAAGCGCGGCAGTGACGAACAGGTGCGCGCCAAGATGCACGCCGTCGGCGCGCAACTGAATCAAATCGCGACGCAATTCCAGGCGATGGTCAAAGCCTGGAAATTCCTCGCCGGCCGCCCGATCAACACGAAGGACGTTGCCGCCCTCGTGGAACGCATCTTCGAGATCCACGGCGACCCGCAACGCGCGCGCAAGCTCGCCTCGACGATCGACGGGCTCGCCGCCGGCGGCCGTGGCACGCGAACGCCCGGCGTGCGGGGCACGGCATGGGGTCTCTTCAATGCGTTCTCCGAGTACAACGAGCACGAAGCGACCGTGCGCGGCTCTCTCCCAGAAGGCGATCGCCGATGGGAACGCGTCCTCGACGGAGACGTGGCCAAGTTCAACACGCGCGCGCAGGAGGAGATCCTGGTTGCCGTCGGCGTGTCGCGTGACGTGGCGAAGCGCGCGGCCGTCGACCCGTCCGCGCTCCCCTGACCGCTGACGCCCTCGCGGCCGGCCGTCGACGTGCTCAGCGTCGGCGGCCGTGGCGAGGCCTGCAGCCTCGACCCCGGCACCGTGCCGGGCTCACAACTGGAGATCGAACCATGTCAACCGTCCTGCACGTCAAGGGTCACTGCATCGACCTCACGGACCCGGCCCGCGAGGGTTCCGCGCCCGTGCTCACGCTCACCGCGCACAAGCTCACCCCGCGAGGCCTCGGAGACCGAATCGAGCGCGCATCGTGGCGCCTCGACGGCGACCCGGCCGCCGCCGCCGCGGAGGCGATCGCGGCATGGGAAGGTTGGGCGCGCCCGGCGCGCGTCCGCGCCCGATGCCGCGTCTCCCTCTCGCTGTCGTGGGAAGAGTCACGCGAGGACGGGTGGAGCATCCAGCTTCACCGTGTCTTCCACGACTTCGCGATCGTGCGCGAGGTGGCGAAATGAGCGCGCCCGCAACGCAGACCGCGGCCGCGATGGCCGCATGGTGTCGCGCCAATGCGGCCCGCGTGGCCGCAGAGGCCGACGATCGCACGTTCGATCGCTTCCTCGCGGCCTGGGCCGCGTGGAGCGCGCTTGCGCGCGTGAACGCGCGAGGGGGTGCGGCGTGAAGGCCCTCCCGGTGCTGACCATGACGGCGCGGGTCTACGTCCCCGCGCCCGGCGCCGACGCGGCCGAGGTCCGCGTGCGGTGGAGTGACTGCGAACACGCGTACGCTAGCACCTCGTGGGGACTGACGGCGTGGCGCTTCGCCCTCGGCCGGCGCCCCGAGTACCTTTCGCCCGAACTCGCTGCCGGCTGGGCCGCCGACAAGGCAGACGCCGTGCGCGCGGACGCGGACGCGTGGCGGTGGGACGTGGGGCGCGACCCCTTCGGGCCGCCGTCGCTTGGCGCCGCCGAGGTCGAGCTTGGCGCGCTCGCCTCGCCGGCCTGGGCGGCCTGGGCCGCGATCGTCCGTGACCTCCCGTCACGCGACCTCGGCCCGCTCGTGCGCGCGCTGCGGCTCTCCCGTCGCATCACGCACCGGGAACGCTGGTCCTACGTCGTCGGGGCCGCCGACCCGGTCGACCTCTGCGGCCTCCCCGATGACCTCCGCGGGACCGCGGCCGCCTGGGCCCGCGGCCCCGAGGTGCTCCGCGCCCGCGCGGCCCTCGCCGACCGCGAAGCCGAGCGGCTCCGTGAGGCGGCCGCCGCGGCCGAGGAGGCGCCGCCGTGCTCCTCCTCGCGCTGACAGCGTGGATCTGGCACCGCTGGATCCACTGACCCCGAGCCCCTCGGCCGCAAGGCCGGGGGGCTTCTTCGTTCTCGCCCCGCTGCGGCCCCGTGGCGGGGCGTTCGCGCGTCGGCGGCACCGTCGGCCCGTCCTCGCGCCGCGCGGCCCGTGGCGCCCCCGCTGCGGCCCGGCGTCGAGGCCTGCGGCCGTCGCGATCCTCGCGGCCTGCGGCCGACGCGACCGGCCGACGCCCTCGCGCCCCCTCCCTTGCCGCGCGCGCCGCGGCCGCGCGCGCCGCGCACGACGCGCACGACGCGCGCTGCGCGCGCTGCGCGCGCTGCGCCTGCGCGCACATGCGCGCGCAGGCGCGTACGCATACGGCGCGTGCAGGTGCGCGCCCACGGGGAAGCACTCCATTAGGCGCCGAAATTCCGGCCAGGATTTTCGATCCTAGAATTTTTTCTTGGGCCCGTGGCCCAAGCCCTCTTCATTACGCTCGGCCAATCGCTTGCGGCGTTTCTCGGCGTAATACTCTTTCTGCCAGTCAAACTGCACCTGATTGCAGTTCCTGCACATGTCGTTTGGCCGACTAACCCACTCGTCGCATATGCGGTCGGTGAGAGGCTCCGACCACCAGTGCTCCGGGTGCGCCTCCTCAAACGAGAGGCGTCGCCCATTACGGATCATGGGCGCCGAGGCGTAGACGATGCGGTCGTTGTTGTATTGGGTCGTCCAGCAGATGAACTCTACTGGGACGCCGCGAACTTCGCGGGCCTTCCTCATTGCCCGCCTCCGAATAGCTTGAGCTGTCGCGGGTCGTCCGGCACGCGATAGTGGCGCAGCATGCGCCCGTCCTCGCCGCGACGCACCTCGAACTCCAGCTTGCCTTCTGCAACGAGGTCGTTGAACCTCGCGCTCGCGGTCTGGTGTTTTAGGGCCAACGCGTGCGTCGCGTCCTCGCAAGTGCGGCCGGGGTTGGCCGCGATGAACTTGAGCACCTGAGCCTTGATGGGCTCGATATGCGGCTTCACGCGCTGCGCAGCGTCCTGGCTGCACGGGTCATCCGTGCTCAGTGGCCTCTTTCCCATGGTGTCTCCCTTCCATTACGCGCCGGAGGTTCAATCTACTTCGGCGACGCTTGACATTCTAGCCTCACACACTAGCCTGTCAACTGCTGCACAGCGCAGCGATTGAGAGGCAAAGATGGGACAGAAGACACAAGCCATGGCCGCGCGCCTAGCGGCTATGGTGGGTGAGTTGACGGAACTTCGGGGGCATGTTGGCGAGACGGCTCGCGAGTACACCGAAGAGTGCGGGGGCGAGCACTACATGGCGGGTTACGACTTCGCGCTGATCTCCAGCGCGCTCGGCAACGCCACGCAGATTCTGGCGGCGCTCGAACTCAAGCTCTCGCAGCGGAGGCGCAATGATCAGCCCTGATGACGTTGGCACCATCGCGCTCAGGCTCGGCCGCGCGTTCCAGCAGCAGTGGGCCGCGGCAGCACCAAAAGGCGTGCCGTGGAACTGGCGGCTTGCCGCGTTCTACGCTCGCACTGGGGCGTCGACGCGCAAGCCGAGTGTCGACGACACGGCCGTCAAGCTGCGGCACACGCCGCGCGGGATGGACTGGGTTCTCGGACGGGACGCCCTTTCCATCAAATTTAAGGACAAGCGCGGCAACGGTGGGTCGCTGCGCGCCCTGCTCAACGAGCTGAACCAACCATGCATCATTCTTCGCGTCGAGCACTGGGCGTCGATGACGGACGCGCAGTTGCGGCGCATGGACGCGGCGCTTGGTGCCGTCTCGCACGGCCCGTTCAGGTGCTTTTACAACATGCCCCCGCTCGCACTCATCACGCAGGCGCTCGGCGGTGACCTTCCAACGGAGCCGGTCACGCTGTACTTCATCCTGCCTGGTGCGGAGGCGACCATGATGGTGGTGTGCGACGAGGGTGTCGAGGCGCCCGCGGTGTGCGTCGAATTTCAGCGGAAGATCCGCGGCCTTGTCGACCGCGGCTTTCTGAAGAACTGGCACCGCGCGAGGCTCGTCAAATGAGCCGCGAGCTTGAGATGCTCATCGAGCATTACGGCGCGCGCATCGTGGCGCTGCTTGAACTCCTCGTGAAGCGCGAGGAAGCCGGGCTGCGCATCCGCCCCGCCCCGGTTCCACTGCGCGCCATGGACAAGGCCGAGTGGGAGCAAGGCAAGCGCCTCATCCTAGACCGGCTTGACGTGGCCGAGGCCGGCATGACGAAGGAGGAAATCCGTCAACACCTGCGCTCGAAGGGCTACGCCCGCTTCGCGCAGAACATCGCGAAGGCGAACCAGCGGCGGAAGTGCCCGCTCGCGGAGCTGATCGCGAGCGGCGCTGTCATCGCGCAGCGTCGCAACATCCGCCACGCGGCGCGGTACTGGTCTCGCATCATGTATCTCCGCCATCACATCGGCCTCCCCGACGAGGCCCAGCAGCAAGCTCTCAACACCGCACTGGAAGGCAAGCAATGAGTAACCTGGCAACTGTAAACACCGTCGCACTGACGTTTGAGAACGTTGAGCGCCTGGCAACAAGCATCGCGAAGAGCGGCCTCTTCGGAGCCAAAACGCCCGAGCAGGCTCTCGCGCTGATGATGCTGGCGCAGTCAGAAGGCCTGCACCCCATGGCTGCGGCCAGGGATTACCATGTCATCGAGGGGCGCCCCGCCATGAAGGCGGAGGTCATGCTGGCTCGGTTTCAGCAGGCCGGCGGCACCGTCGAGTGGCACGAGTACACCGACACAACGTGCGACGCGACGTTCGCCCATCCGAAGGGCAGCAAAGTGCGCATCAAGTGGGATATGGCGACGGCAAAGCAGGCCGGCCTCGGTGGCAAGCAGATGTGGAGCAAGTACCCGCGTCGCATGCTTTGGGCGCGGGTCGTCAGTGAAGGCGTGCGGACGTGTTTCCCCGCCTGCGTGCTTGGCGTGTATACGCCAGAAGAAATCCAAGACTTCGAGCCGTCTCCCGTGATGGCGCCGATGAAGCCGCAGGCGGCGGCGACGGTCGTGCTCGAAGCTGAGCCCGTAAAGGACAGCCTCAGCCCGGAGGCGGTTGAGGGCGTCCTTCAAAGCATCGAGGCTTGCAAAACTGAGCAGGCGCTCCAGGCCATTGGTAAGCAGCTGGCTGGATGCACCCTTTCCAAGGAAACGCACCTCCGGCTTGGCGGCGCGTACCGCGCCAGACGCGAACTCCTCGAAGCCTCCAGCCACGCAGCCGCTGCGCTGGCCGCCGTGGTGGAAGGTGGTGAGAAGTGAAGGTCGACCGCAGCACTATTGCTGAGCTTCCGCTGTTCTCGTTGGCGGAAATCGATGTGAACCCAAACGCGCAAGCGTGTGGGCTTCTTCTCTTTGACCTCATTCAGGACGACGGCGATGACGAGCCCCAGCTCGTTCTTGCCTGCGGGCCGGATCAGCCGCTGTTTGTGGCCGCTCTGAGCATGGCGGCCACGAGAATGCTCGCGCTCGCGCTTCTCGAAGCGAGCAGTAACAAGGAGAAGAACTAATGATTCGCCACCTCCCCATCCTTCGTGCCAGCAGCACAAAACGCTGGATTAACTGCACCTGGTTCAGCTCCCAGGAGTGGCCCGAGTCGCCGGCTGGCCCCGAGGCCCAGGCCGGAACCCGCGTCCACAACGGCATCGCCGCCAAGTGCGGCGTGCCGATCAACGGCGACCTCCCGCGCACCGACCGCGAGTGGGACCTGTGCCGCGCTGGCATCGAGTACCTCGCTGACATCGAGCAGGCGCACCCGGGCTGGACGCGTAGCATTGAGCAGACGCTGGAGTGGACCAGCATCAGCGGGGAAGACGAGGTCGTTGGTCACGCCGACGTGCTCCTCGTGAGCCCCGACGGTACGCGCGCCATCGTCATCGACTGGAAGACCGGCCGCATGCATGACGGCTACGACGAGCAGCTTGCTACCTACGCCTGGTTGGCAAGGTTCAACAACCCCGGTGTCACGCACGTCACGGTCATCCTCGCGTTCCTCGCCGATGGTGTGGAGGTCCGGCGCGAGCTGAACCCGGACGCACTGCACGAACACTCCGTAGCCATGTTGCAGGCCATGAGCCGGCGCAGTGAGGAGCAGGCTCTCCCGACGCCCGGTGCATGGTGCCAGTGGTGTCCTGGCAGCATGCAGTGCCCCAAGAACGACGGAACGCACCAGGCGCTCGCGAAGGCCGCTCCGGTGGCGCTTGACCTGCGCAAGCTCACCACCGCCGTGACGACTGCCGAGGAGGCCGCGCAGGCCCACGCGTTCGTCGCTTACGCGACGGAGGCAACGGCGCTCATCGAGGCCAACCTGAAGGCGTACGTCCGCGAACACGGCCCGATTACAACGGCTGAGGGGCAACGCTACGCGCCGTCGAAGCAGACGCGGCGCACGGTCGACGCGACTCCCGAGTGCCTTGACGTGCTCCAGAAGCACGGCATGGCGCACGTCGTCGAACCCACGACAACGTGGAACGCAATCAAGAAGGCCGCTGGCAAGGACAGGGCAAAGGCGGCCGCAGTAGAACAAGACCTGGTTGCAGCGGGCGCGCTGCGCGTAACGGAGTTTGAGACATGGACCACGAAGTAATCGACACCCGCATCTCTATCCTTGAAGCCGCACTGAAGAAGTTGCAGGACCGCGTCGACCAGTTGCAGAAGTCGGCGAAGGCTTCCGCTGGCTCGCAGCCGCAGGTTGCCGATCTCCCGAAGTGGGCCATGCAGTGGCTTAGCCACTTCGACGGTCGCGGCATCCCGCGCGCTCGCGCAGCCAACGCTACCGAGTGCCGTAAGATTGGCGGCGGCGGGAAGGGCGACTGGGCCGGCGACCCGATTGTGCGACGCGACCCCCCGCGCTGGAAGGGCAAGCCGTACAGCGGCATGCCCATGAGCCTCACGGAGCCGGAATACCTCACCATGGTTGCTGACTTCGAGGAGTGGAAGGGCCAGAAGACGCTCGAAGACCCGGACGTTGAGAAGCGCAAGTATGTGACCTACAACCTCCGCACGGCTGCGCTTGCTAAGGGGTGGGCTGAGATTCTCCGCGACCCTGCTCATACGCCCGGCGCTGCGCTCGACGATGGTTGGAACGACGCGAACGAGGAGATTCCGTTTTGAGTCGGTACACCTGGGTCACCGCCAGGCAGGGTGCCGCCCTGCTTGGCGTTTCGCTCAGCGAAGCGCGCGTCATTTGGTGCGGCTGGCAGGGTAGAGCCTACGAGCGCCCACGCTGCACGGCGCAGGAGCTTGAGGCGTACTGCCGAGACCGCTACGGCCGCGTGCCTCCGCTCGTTGTTGCCCTCGTGGCAGATGAGCGAGACTGGCCGGGGTGGCTGGCCGACCTTGAGCACGAGTGGGCCATACACAGCAAACGGCTGGCCTACACGCGCAAGGTTGGCGCTCCAAAGCTGGCGTCTGCGCAAACGTGGGACGAGGCGGTCAAGCTGGCCGAAGCCATCCCCGACCTGGAAGCCCGCGGCCGTCTTGACGACCACGAGCTTCCCCCTGAGACGAACATGAGAGACCACTGGGCACTTGCTGGGAGCTACGACGATGGGACGGAGTGAACGAGAAAAAGGGAAGCGTGGGGAGAGGGCCACGGCCAAAGAGATCGCCGAGCGATTCGGCGTTGACGCACACCGAGGCTGGCAGGCCCGCGACGGGGCTGACGCGCCCGATGTCGTCGGCCTTCCCGGCTGGTGGGTCGAGGTAAAAACTGGCAAGAACCTCTCGCCAAAGGCCGCGCTGCAACAGGCTGACGACGCACGAAACTCGAACGACGTGCCCGTTGCGGTGCTCCGTTACGACCGTGAGCGCCCTATGGCCATCATGTTCTGGGAAGACTTGTTGCATCTCATGCAGACCGCTGGAGTCGGCAAGTGAAAGGCAGCTTCCTTGACGGCAACTGGCACGTTGGCCAGAAGGTTGGCCGGCTTACCATCACGAGCCTTGCCCCGTTTCGGCAAGTCTGCGACTGCGGGAAAGCCTGCAACATCACGAGGTCGCACCTGCTTCTCAACGGAGTGCGCTCCTGCGGATGCGGGTCTCATCATGGCAAGTCGAGCATCTGCCGCGAAGGCGCAGTGCTCGGCATCTACACGGTACTGGAACGTGCCGAAGGCTGGAGAAAATGGAAAGTACGATGCAGCAAGTGCAAGAACGAGCAGGTGATGAGCGAGTCGGGCCTGCGGTACGGGAAGCCACGCAGGTGCCGCCAGTGCGACTTGTGACCGTTCACTTGATGGTGCCCATCAAGGCGCCGTGGGATGGGCAGTACACAGAGATGCTGCCAAGCCGGCCAGGCTATCACTTCGACATCGCCGACGGCTGGCTGCGCATCTTCCAAGGGGATGCGCTGGTGCAGATTGTCAGCGGCTCCCTGGTGCGCTCCGGCATGGTCGACATCACGCACAAGCCGCCTTCTGTTGAGCTGCATGTGATGGAGCCGGAGCACGCCAAGGTGGTCGAACGGCTCGCGACGCCACAACGTCGTGGACGCGCGCCGAAGATGCAGTAGAATGCTCGTGCGTCGGCCGGGTGGTGTCTCTCGCCTTCCAGCCAACACCCTCCCCCATCCGTGGCCCCGGCCGGCGCACCTATTTCTGGAGCAAACATGGGACTCGCATCCCGACATCGCGATCCGAAGGGCGGCCTGACCGCCGCGGGCCGGGCGTTCTACCGTCGCACCGAGGGAGCCAACCTCAAGCCCGGCGTCAAGGGTGCAGCGGATACGCCAGAGAAGATGCGCAGGAAAGGCTCGTTCCTTACGCGCATGTTCTCGAACCCCGCTGGGGGGGCCGTGAAGCCCAATGGTAAGCCTACTCGCCGCGCTCTCAGTGCTTCCGCATGGGGCGAGCCCGTTCCGCGCACCACGACCGCCATGGCGCGGCTTGCGGCCAAGGGGCGCAGCCTCCTTGACCGATACCGCTCCGCGAAGAAGAGGGGCTAGTGCCGCGCAAAGCAAAGCCACCTCTCGCCATGGCGACCATCGATCCAGATTCTCGGTGGCAGCCGCCGCCGTTTGCGCTGGCTCGTGACGAGGCCGAGTTCTTCGCGACCGAGCAGATTACCAAGCGCATGCTTGAATCCGACTGGGACTCAGACCGGGACCTGGAGGACGTTGCCAAGGCCTACAAGCTGACCAAGTCGCAGTCGGAGCAGTGCGAGCGTGAGGCCACGCGCAACATGCGGCGCAGCATTATGCGCCCTCAGTCAGCCCATCAGCTTGTCGCATCTACGCTTGCTCGCGTCATCAGCGAGAGCATGCAGCAGGGCGACCTGCGCGGTGCGGCTGACGCGGCGTACAAGCTGTCGCAGGCCACGGGCACGCAAGCCAACATCAAGCTGCGTGTGCTCGAAGCGCAGCAACGCATGGACTCAATGCGTACGCGCCTGCTCACTGGCCAGGCAAGCGCCGAAGAGGTCGCGGAAGCCATCGTCTCTGACTTGCTCGCGCAGTCGGAATGACGTAGACCATCCCTGCCTTGTCGGATGGTCCGGCTGGCACATAAGTCCGCGTCTGGCACTCGCAGCCGCGGGCTTATGCTTATAGGACCACCACGGCTGGCATCTGCACCGCCGCAAGCTCGCGCGTGTACCGCTTGGCGATGCTCCCGACGGCCTTCTTGTACTCGTCCTCCGAGGCCGTGAAGTAGCCCTTGCGCTTCAACTCGCGGACGTAGCCGTCAACGTCACCCGCCTTCGCCTTCTCGATTGCTTCGGGGAAGCGACGAAAGAGCAGCGCGATGTGATCGCGTGCGGCCGTGTCCAAGTCTTCCCATGAGGCGAAGCAGTTCATCTGCTGCTTCCCATGGAAGCGAAGCGTCTTGTGCGTCGCATCCACCTTCACGAGCGCCACCTCGGCCCCAGGCTTCGAGGAGGCGAGATACTTGTCCGCCGCAGCGTGCGGGAACCTCTCGGTCGTCGTGAAGTGCGTCCAGTCGCACGTCCCGTGCTTCTTGGAGCCCCCGAGGTTGTAGTTCCACAGGCTCTTCCAATGCCCCGTCTCCAGCGCGCTCTGCGCATGGATGATGTGAAGAACGTCCCGCTTTGGCGGTTGCCCAGCCAGCATTTGCCAGGCCGTAGCAAACGATAGAAACACCTGCTCTGGAGTCACAGGCGTCCGTCTAGCGGCACGTTCTACGCCCATCAAGCCCCCTTCGACTTGCCAGCTTCCTTCATGGCGATGGCAATCATCTGCGCCCGGCTTCGCTTCTTCCCGCCAGCGCCCTTGGCCTTCCCCGACTTTTCGTTGTCCTTGTACAGCTCACGCATGTTCTCGGAGACGTTACGCGTCATTGGCATTTGCCTTCTCCATCTCTTCCAGTTTCTTCTGTGCTGCACTGCGGCCAGACAGGATGACCGCCGCAGATGGAATGTCGTCGAGCAGTCGCTCGAAGATGTCTTCGTGCCGGTACTTCACCCAGTCAAGGATGTAGAGCACGAGGTCGATAGCTTCCTTCTCGGTCATGGCGTCTCCAGCTTCAGGATGACCGGCTTCAAGGTCTCGTAGATCGCCTGGCAACCTTCAAGTTCTACTTGAGTGTTCGCCTCCTTGGCGCACCGCTCGTCCGCGATCTTGACCGCTTGCGCGATGTAACGGATCGCGCGGTGCGGCGGAGGCAGAGAATGCGTCGCAGGCCAACGCGGATCACAGCAGCCACTAATCGAGCCAGCAAGCACCAAAACCGCCAACCATTTCGCATGACGCATCACGACTTGCCTCCAGCGGTGAACTCCGCGATGGACGAGACCATCTTCACCGGATCGAGCCCGGTCGCACGGAGGAGCCGAGTGAACGCCGCGAGGCGTGGGTGGCGCTCGCAACGCTCGACCCACTCCTCCGGCGTACGGGTGCGTAGGATGATGTTCAAGAGGCCGGTGATTGCCGGCCAGATGAACACCGCCCACAGCTCCACCTTGTTGTTCATGTGTGAACCCCGTTGGTCGCCTTGTTCACCGCGCGAATGACCGCGATGGCGGTGTCGTGGTGCTGAACCTCGTCTCTCAGCTTGCCGACTTCTGCGCGCGTCTCGCGAACATCGGTCGACAGGTTGTCGAGTTGGCTCGATACTCGGCTGGCCCACCAGATGGCTACACCAAGCTGGCCAGTGAGAAACATCACGACGGAGACGAGTTGCGGGGTCATCTCTACTCCTCGATGGCTGGCGCTTCGTGGGGCGGCTGATGCTGAACCGGCGCAGGGTCAACGACTTCCTTCACCTTGACGCCAAGGCGCGGCGCAAGCCAGGTGTAGATGTACTCGTCGTTCTCGCCCCACTTGGAGTAGTCGTCGCCAGACATCTCCTCCATGCCCTGCGCAACAACGTGCGAGCCGCTGTTGAGCAGACGCCACTCGATGCGCGCCCCTTTGTTGGGAGCCACGATGGCAATTGCCTCAAGAGCGACGGCGATATGCAATCCGGGGACGATCTTCAGGTCTTCAATGTTCGCGTGCATGCTCAAACCTCGTACTCACACTGGATGGTCTTGGCGTCGTTATCCGACGTGACAACGGTGCTAATCTGAATCAGGCCCGAGACGTTGTCTACGGAGACGACGCCGTTTCCCAGAGCGGTTCCAGATGCCGTCTTAACACGAATGCCGGCTCCTCCGCGAGCGGGCGCAAGACCAGCTGGAAGAGTCAGCGTCGATGCTCCGGTCGATCCGTTGGGGCTTCCCGTCGTGTTGATGGTGATGAACACCTTGCGACCGATACGGGTCCAGGTGCCAGCAAGCGTGCCGGTCCATCCACCCGTTGCAGTCGGCGTATACGAGCCTTCCTCATAATAGCTCTGCGTGGTCGACGAGATGCCGGCACCCGCACGGTTGAAGTACTTCGTCCCGTTGGTGCTGCTGTTTGACGCATCGAAGACTGCGCTCGCACTGTTCAGGCGAACGTCTCCGTTGCCCTGCACCGCCGTGACGGTCCACTGGAACCCCGCTCCGCCAGTAATGGTCGCAGAGAGGACGTTGCCAACGGCATATCCTTCGCCCCCCTGCGCGACGTTCACGGAGGTAACGACGCCGCCTGACACGACGACAGAGATTGAGCCTGCGACAGACGGAGATCCGCCCGTCAGCGTGACAGTGTAGGCCCCATTGGTATATCCCGCTCCAGCGTTGGTGATCGTGCCAGACAGGATCGTGTTGGTCGCCAAAACCTCCACGCTTGCGGCCGTAGACTGAGCGGCAAAAATCGCCGAACCAACAAATACCTTAGCACGAAAGTGGTTGCGTCCCGTAACGTCGTTGTTTGCAAAATGCGCACGGTTCGAAATTACCGCTCCGTTCGAAAGATTCGGAAAAACGGTATAGTAGCCGTACCACTGAGTAATGACGTGCGCGGCCCCTTGAAAGCTCATCTGTCGGGGGACGACATAACCAGCGTTATTGATGTTTTGAACGGCCGTACTGAAGCACGAAATAGCCGTGTCGTATCCGTAAAGAGTCGTGATCGTGTTTGTATTTGCAACCGATGCTCCAACCGCGGCCGTCGAATAAAGACCAATAATGTTCGTTGTTCCGCCGTTCCATCCAGATCCGGCAATTTGCGCGCTTCCTGCTGCACCGTAAACAAATGACGATGCAGAGGCGTTTTGCTGCTTTCCAACCGTTGAGAAAAGTGCGCCGTAAGCAAAGGAGTTCGATGTTCGTTGACTGAAATCAACGCCCATAATTCCGGAAAACATTGAGGGCCCCGTCGTGATCGACGCGGGCCAGACGTAATCGGAATCTTGACTGAACAAAAATGCTGCGGTTCGACTGCCAACGGTGGCCGTTGCAACACCATTTTCAGCTTGCCAAATGATCTTCGATGAGGTGATTCCGAGGCTGCTCGAAATCCCTTGCGGCGCGATTGCCGAACCTGCGCAAATGCGTTGGCCGGAAATGTTGCCGGAAGCGTTGTCGGCGGCGACAACCGACGCAACGGTAAAGACCGCGCCAACGATGCCGCCCGACGTCAAGGTAAGCGTGTCGCCGACCGCATAGCCTGACCCTGCGCTACGCAAAGCAGACACGGTGATGATGTTCGTAGCAATGACCAAATCGATCGTGGCGCCCGTACCGGAACCCGTGAGATTCGTAAGGGCTTGATCGCGATAAGTCGCGTTGGCTCCGGCGCTTCCGGCGTTCGTAAGTGTGAGCGTGGCGATGCACCCGGACTGTTGCGTGATCGCCGAATCGCCGAGCGTGCTTCCGGCCACCCAGATAGGTAGCGTGTTGACCGTGCCGGAGCCGCCGACGGGGGTTCCGCCGCCAGCGGCGGGAGGATACTGAAGATTTGGTGCAGACATGATGACCTCTTAAACTTGCACTGCCGTGAGGATAACCCCAGGCGCTCTTGGAGTGGTAGGAGTTCCAGTGGCCGCAGGCGTCGTCTCAATGAAGACAGCCGTGTTATCAGCGGACCATGCCAGGACGACGTAATCGCTTGCGTTCATCGACATCACGAAGTTGACGCAGCCAATGATGTGACCGTTGTTGGACCCGTGCTTTGAGATGATCGAGAAGCGACTGTTCGAGTCGGCAACGTCAAACGCGCTCGTGATGCCGTTCTTGCGCAGCCACACATCTGCGATGTGGACCGCAGATGAAGAGTTGGCGAACTGGATGCTGAACGTGATGCTGTAGATGCCGGACGACGCAAAGGTCACCCGGCTTCCGCTGACAACGCTCACTCCGCTGTTTAGCGGGTCAGAGTTGTTCAGCGTGACGAGCACCGTTGCGCCGGCAGACGGGATGGTTTGGGTTGCGTTCGTGTCCCAGAACGAACCCCATCGTCGGCTAAGGCCGGTCAGTGATTGAGACAGCTCCGGGGCCGACACATGGCCTCAGGTGCAAAGCACGGTGGCCACGAGCGCCCCGCTTGCGCGAAGGTAGACCTTGGTCGCATCGGTGTTGTCGAGCTTGATGCTCGCGCCAGGCGCGATGGCGATGGCGTTCGCTACCGCGCGAGTGGGGAGGAGACCGGTCTGGTCGTCCGTCGTCGTCAGGTAGAGCGTCGCGGCCCCGCTCGTGTTCTGGATCAGGATGCCCTGCGTGTAGTCCCACGGGTTGCGCACGGTGCCGGTATCGGTGCCCGTGCCCACCTGGCCACGCCAACGCACGACCGGGGTCGATGCCGCGAGGCCCGTAGATGCCACGAGGCCGCCCGTCTGCGACTCCAGCTGATACCACGCCGCGTTGTCGATGCTGACCGCGTACTGACGCACGCCATTGGCGAGCGCGCTTCCGAATCTACTCATGTCGTCCTCCTACCTATCAGTGTTCAGTCTAAGCTAAAACTTGGTGCCAGACAGGCCTGTAAACGCTTCCACGGCCTTGCCGACCTGCGCCGCGCTCATGGCCTTCGATGGCCGCACACCTGCGCTTGGCAGCTTGAGCCCGCCGTGGATCGTCCCTCCGAGGCCTCCGCGCATCAGGCGGATGCCCGACTTGGACGACTGCGACTTGATGTGCCGGTAGGCCATCATCATCCGCTCGTCAGCCTGCAACTTGCTGCTCTTGTTGATGCCGTTACGCAGTTGCTCTTCGAGGTCGTCGATGTACTTCTGACCGTCCTCGCCCTGCTGGCGAAGCGCGTCAGCGGCGACCGCCGCGTCCGGGCCTCCGTTCGCCATGACCTGCGTTGCGTATGCTCGGTCAATGAGTGAGCGAGCGAACACCGTATAGCGGCGAGCCTGCTCACTGATGCGACCTGGCTCCTCGATGTTCTGCGGCATGTTGTCGCCGAGGGCCTGGAAGATGCGGTCAAACTTATCCATGACCGCAGCTTGCTCGTCTGGCGGCATATTGCTGGTCGCGCCCATGATCTGATCAGCAATCATGCTTCGGTTGCGAGACATCTCGCGGACCGACTGAGCCAGCTCGCGATACTCGTCCGGCGTTGCCGAGGTGAACTGCTGTGCAGAGAGCCCAAACATGGCTGGCCGCTTCGCGTCGAACATGCTCTGAGCCGCGACCTGGGCCGCAGCGCGAGGAGTCCCCTGCATCTTGAGTGCGCCAGACCCAAGCCGTTGTGCCATGTCAGCGATGAACCCATCAGCTCGCTGGTTGTAGAACCCGCGGAGCGCAACGGTGGCCACGAGGAACCTCGCTGCGCTGAGCGGCTGACCAAGACCGACTGCGCCGAGGGCAGCGGCGTTGAACTGGTCAGGCCCCACAGACGACTGCGTCGCAAGACCGGCCTCTTTGTCGAGAGCGCCTTTGTGAAGGCGTTCTGACATCGCATAGGCCTCGTTCATCAGAGGCAGTGCTTCCCTGGCCCCAGGCGCCAGGTCGTCGACCGCCTTGACGTAGAGGTTCTTGATCTCGTCTCGGAATACGCGCTGCGCATCGGTAAACGGCTTGCCGACTCCAGCCTTCTCTCGGAAGATGCGGCTGATGTCGTTCTCAAAGCTACGCAACGAGCCAACCGTGTGCGTTCCGCCGTTTGCGATGTAGTTGGTCAGCGCGTTGAGTTCCGCGCGGATTGACTCGACGGGGATGTCGCCGAGCGCGCCCTTGCCAATGAGCGTATCCCGCATACGGCCAATGGCTGCTTCAATCTCGGATGTCGGGATCGTAGTCTGGTAGAATGGCTTGTACACCTGCTCGATCGCTCGGCCGGCGCTGTCCTTCAGAGCTTCGGCAAACGCGACGCGCTGCTCCGGCTTCAGATTGCCAAACTTCAAGAACGAATCCGTGCGGATCCCTTGAAGCGTCGCGTTGTCGGGGAACTCCTTCTTAAGACGCTCGATGTCGGCGAAGCTCGTCTTGATGTAGTCGATGAACTTCCGCGTGCCACGAACGTCGTCTTCCGCACGCCCGAAGAGCGCGTTTAGTTCGCGGACGTTCGCCTTGCTCATGCCGAACATGCGCAGCATGGCGGTCTCTTCCATGCGACCGGCCGCCTTGGCGATCTTCTCTCCAAGCGGGAGCCCGTCGCTGCCTGCTGCTCCAGCGATCAGCTTGCCAGCGGCTCCCGCTCCCTTGGCCAAGGCAGAGATGCCCAGCGGGATTGCTCCACCGATAAACGCCGAGGCGATAATATCCCCAGCGCCTCCCCTGGACAGCCCAAGCTGCTGGCGCTGAGCTTCAGTCGCCCCGCCATAGATTGCGCCCTGTGCGGCCATGGCCGCCTGCGGCCCAAGCGTAATCCCGCGACCAGTGCCGCGAGCAGCGTCGATGGCAGCCGCTGCGGCTTCCGGCGACGCAGCCGCCTCAGCGCCTCGGCCGAGCGACAATACGCCCGGCGCTCCACCGGCCGGCGGAGGTGCGCCCGCCGCAGGCATTGTGGCCAGCGGGCCTTGCTCCCCAAGAACGATACCTCGCTCTGGTGGGACGCCGTACTGCCCGGCAGCGTAGTCCGCCTCCACGGCGCCTCGCAGCTCTGCGGTGGCCGCCATGTCACGGCCACGCATAACCTCTTCTGCGGCGGCGCGCTGCGCGGCCTGGACATCCGACACTCCGATGCCGCGCGGCGGGAGGGCTCGTGCGTTAATGGCCTCGCGCTGCGCCACCATGGCGTCGCGAAGGCCGACATCGGCAGCGCCCGACGGCAGCGTCGGGTACGGTACGATCGCCCCGCCTGGGGGCGCCTGGCGCGCTGCGCCCACGGCTGCTGCCTGAGCACGAGCGGCATCTTCCGCAGCCATGACCTCTTCCACGCCGATGCGCTCAGGCTGCCCCGCAAGCACAAGACCGCCAACGGGCTCCGGGCCAACGCGCTCCGGCGGCAAGCCGCCACGACGGATCGCCTCGCGCTGCGCCTCTCTCTCTGCCGCAAGCTGGCCAAGCTGAAGCTCCTGGCGCGCGGCTGCCCGCTGCGCCGCGACCTCACCGGCGCCGCGACCGAACTCCAGACGACCAGTCATCGCCGTCGGCTCTGCGACGACTCGCTCCACTGCAGGCAACGAAAGGTCGGCGAACGAGAGTTGCGCTCGTGCCGCTTCGATGTTCGCAGCGCGCTCAGCCCCGAGCTGCTCGACCGTGCGGCCGTACTCCCGCAGCCGAGACATCACGTCTTTGGTAACGTCCGTGTTGTATTTTCGCAACGCGTCAGAGAGCTGGCGCTCCACGTCGTCGCGCTTGCCCTTTGCAACATCAATCGTGTTTCCAGCCTTGTCCCTGATTGCTCCGATCCAGCCGTCCGCGTTCTTGGACGCGCGCGGGGCTGGCGTACCGTACGGCCTCGACGGGTTCCATCGAACTTGAAACTCCTGCGGCTTGGTCAAAAACCGAAGGTCGTTGAGTAGCCCAGGCTCAAGCACGGCCGCGACATCGGTGTCCTCAATGGCCTCGATGGCTCGCCTGAGCTGACCGGGCTCGCGCAGCGACATAGCGACCTTCAAGTCGCTAGTGCCGGTGATTTTTGCGCCAGTTCTCGATGCGACGGACCTGTCCATCTCAATCACGGCCGGAGGCGTTTCGCCCATCCATGCCTTGTTCTTGATGGCCGTCTCGATGTCGAAGGTGCGCTTGCGAACATCGTCGATGAACGTGCGCACGCGCTGCTCATCTCTTGGAAGATCGTTCTTCTCAAACAACGCGTAGTCGATCTCATCAGAGATCATCTGCTTGTTCGCGCGATACGGCAGATCGCCCTCGTTCGCGACCGCAGTCTCGAACGGTTCAAGTTTGCCCGCCTCCTGCATCTCCGTGCGCAGTTCACGCCCGGCAGACGGGAGGCCGCGACGCTCGTCCGGTCGGAAGGCAGAAAGGTCGACCGCCTCTCGCTCAAACTCGGTCGGCGTGACGGCCGCCTCACGCCCGCCAGGCGGGAGGGCGCGCGGCCGGAGAGCCGCGTCGCGCGCCGCGAAACCAGCGCCAGCCGCCGGCTCTGCGGATGCAACGCGACCGCCAAGGCGAAGCGGGCGAGGCGGCACAACGGGCTCGACCATCGCCTCGCCGACAGCCTGCTCCGCGGCAGCCACCTCTCCCTCAAGCGGGGCTTGCCCATACGACCGCAGTGACGGCTTGCGGTATGCCGCGCGAGCGGCAGGCGCAGCAGCTTCCGTGGCGGGAACAGCGGCTTCGGCAGCTGGCGCTGCGACCCCCGCCGCTTCAGCTGCCTGAGCCGCCGGCATCGGGATTGCCGGACGCCCAAGAAGTCGCGTCTCTGCGGCCGTCGCTGCAACCTCCTGAGCTGGCGCGGATGTCGGCAGCGCAAGGAACCGCTCGGCCGTCGGCAGTGCAGGTGTCACTACCTCGCCGGCGGCGCGCGTTGCCGCTTTCTTTCCGAATGCAGCGAGTGGGTCAAACGCTAGGCCCGCAAGCTCCCCGACCGCCGTGGCCGTGGGCGCGCCAAGCTCGATGTCGCGCATGTAGTCGCGAGCCGTCTCGCTCACTGCGCCAAGTGCGAGCGGGGCGAGGCCAAACGTGGCCATCTTGGCAGCGCCATACCCAAGCCCTGCGAGCGTCCCGCCAACGCCGCTCATGCGCTCTTCGGCGCGCTGGCGTACAACATCCTCTTCATTGGCGAACGTCAGTCGATCACGGTATTTTCCGGCAGCCTCCGGGGTCGTGAACATGAACCGACCCTTGAAGTTAACCGGGACCTTCTGGCCTTCCTGAAAGGAAAACTGGCCCGAGTCCAGCGCCGTGCTCACATCGCCAGGAGCGACATCGACCAGCTTCTTCTCGCGCCTGTTGTAGAGCTTCGGCATTTACTTGACCTCTGGAAGAGACGTTGGTTCGCGCACAAGGCCTTGATACAACCCGCTCAGGTCGCGAGCCAGGATGCGCTGCGCGTTCCCGGCGAGGCCGGCCGTCTTGTAGATGTTCAGCGCATCGTTACGCAGCGACTCCCCCTCTTCCTGCAAGAGTTGCCCGAACTGCGCTGGGCTTGTGTAGTTAGCCAGGTTAAACAAGGCCTTCTCATTTGCAGTGATGGCTTTTCCGCCGAGTGCGGTCAGACGCCCTGCGATGTATCGCTGATAGGCTCTAACGAAGTTCTGGCCTTCCGGCGACATGGACGAGATGGCCATCTGCGCCATCTTCTGCTGAATAACACCTGGGTCTGTATCTTGCGCAACGCTGCGAACGAACGATGCAATGACACCCTGCGCCTCAGCAGCAACTTTGGGGTCACTGAGCATCGACCGCATCTCGCGAAGCCCAGCCGATCTCTGCACAAGCTGCTTTTCCTCGGCCTTATCAAGCTGCTTTCGGTATCGCTCCTGGTCTTCCTTGCTGAGCGAGTACATCGACATGCTTGCAGCCTGCGTCTGAGCCTCAGCGAGACGGCGCTGCGCTTCAAGCTGAGCGTTGAACTGCTTGGCCTGGTTTTCGGCACCGACGTTTGCCGCCTGCACGGCCTGAAGGTCCCGCCCCTTCGTGCTGCGAATCGTGGCAGCTGCCTGCATGAACACGTTGCGGGCCTCGGCGTCCTTTAGGCCACGACCGATGGTTTCCAGCTGGTCCGCAAACTGAAACGACTGCTGGCGAGCCAGGGCTTCAGCGCCCTGGCGTTCATTGCCAACCATCTGGATGGCGTCCATGAGGCCGTTGCGCTTAACCTCATACCCCTGAAGCATGCGCCGGTAGTCGCCCTCCTGAAGCGCGATGTCTTGTGCAATGCGGTCACGAACAAGCCCGAGCACCGCGTTGGTGCCGGCCTTACCCTGCATCGCTTCGCCTACGTTGCTGAACAGGTTGGCAAGCCCGAGAGCAAAGTTCGCAGCGGCGCGCTGAGGGCCCTGACCAAACAGCCGATTCGGGTCGACCTTAAACTCGTCCACGCGCTGGGCCATGTCGCGCGATAGGTCCTCTTGCTTCTTGCCGAGGGAGCCAAGGCGCTTCGCGCGCGCCTCCTCGTCGACGACGGCTTGGTCGATCTGCTTGGACCGCGTCTCGTAGAGCGCCTTCCGGCGGGGATCCTCCTGAAACTTGCCAAGCTCAGTCTGAACGTTCTTCAGACTCGTCGTCGCATCGTCGTACGCGCCTCTCAGCTCCTCCTCAAGCGTCAGCTTTGTCGGAGTATATCCGCCGAGACTGCCGACGCCGCCAAAGCCAGCCCCAGCGCCGGGCGGAGGCTGAAGTAGGCCCTCGCGCGCCATCTTCTCAAGCTCGTTGAGTTCAGCCGGCTCCTTCTTTGCCAACGCGGCTTCGCCAGTGCCAGTGCCAGTGCCAGCACCAGTGCCGCCCTGAATCACCACAGGCGCTGGCGACACTGCTGCTCCAGGAAGGATGTTTCGGACGTTCGACAGCGCACTTCCGACCTGGCCGATCGCCTCTCGGACTTCCGGTCTGAAGTACGATGAGACTCCACGCTCCTCCTTGTCCATAGCCGGCATCGCGGCAGGTCGCGCAGGCGCGGCAGTCGGGTTAGCCTGCTGCGCAGCCGCTTCGCGCTGAGCCTTACTGCGTTGGTATTCAGCCCTCGCCTCAGCGGCCGCTGCCTCGCGACGCCGGCGCTCTTCGTCAACAGCGGGAGGAGGACTAACTGCGTTAGTAGGACCCATCTCAGTACCCCCGACCCAGCGCAAGGCCGTAGTCGTCCATGTCATGCTTCAAACTGACGCCCCTGCGAGCTGGCCTCTGGCGAACCCCAAGCTGCACGCTCGGAGCCTGCACGGCCGACGCCGATGGGGCTGCGACTGGCGCAACGGCTTGAACCGGAGAGGCAGTCTGCGGCGCAGGAGTGGTGGCGGCAGGAGCGGCCGCAGCGGGAGCGGCGGCCGATGCAGTCGACGAGGAGGCCCCGGACGATCGCGCATACCACGGCCGCTCCGCCTCGCGGGCCATGTTGTATTCCCTCGCCTGCTGCTCCGTCACCTTGCCGGTGTCGGTGTCGCCGCCTTGCATCATACCCATAGCAGCCGCGCTCGCGCCGCCGGAAACGCCTGCGCCGATGAGGCGCTGCATGTACTCGCGATTGGCTCGGCCAGCCGCCGCTTCTTGCGACGCAGTGGCCATCTGCATCTGAGCCAGGGCGTTGCGTGCGGACTCCATCTCGGCAGCCCGCGTCTGCGCCGCCACAGCGCCCTGCTGCGCCATGACCTCGGGGGCGGCCTGCATGGCCGACCGGACGTTGCCAGCGCGCTGCTGCACGCTGCCGCGCTGTGCAAGCGACTGGAGTGCCTGCTGCGTGCGCTGCTGCTGCGCAAGGGCTGCGAGCTGGGCCGGGGATGCGGTACGCCCCTCGGCCTGCGCAGTGAGTCGGTCGAGAGCCTGTTGCCGCAGCTGAGACGCGCGGCGCTCCTCTTCGCTGGGCTCGTCGAGACCAAACAGGGAGCCGATGCCCTTGGCGACAACCGGCGAAAGTGCGGAGATTCCCGCAGCGGTCGCGATGGAGATAGGGTCGATAGCCATGACTACTCCTAATGCTTGGATCCTGAAGTGATACGCTTATCGAGGCCGGCCTTCAAGCCGACAACAAACGCCATGTTTGAGAATGCCGTCCCGTATCCATGCGTCAGCGCATTGATGTCGGCCGGCGCCGTCTCCTGAAAGCCCAGCGAGACCTTCTGGCCCTTCTGCTCCTTGAGGTGGACCTCGTAGATTTCCTTGTTCTGCGCAGCCCACACCTGGCTCGCCTCAGCCTCCGTCCACGTCGCAAGCTGCTGCCCGTTGTTTACGCCAGCGAGGGCGTAGTCGGTCAGCACGCCAATCTGCATCCCATGCGGGTCGCGAGACTGCGGGGCTCCCGTGCTCAGCGTTGGGATCGGGCTACCCATGAGACGGATGCGCTTCAGGCGTTGGTAACCCTGAACGTTGTTGAGCGCGAGTGGTGCCGTCTGGCCGCTCATAAGAACGTACTTGCGGCCTTCAGGCGTAACGTCGAAGAACTTGCTATCGGTCTGCTTGTAGACCACCGTTTGCACAGGCTGAAGGCCAAGCGGGTCAGCCCAGGCCGTTGCGAAGTAGACGTTGTTGTCCATGATGGTCATGGGCAACGTGGCAGGATTGAACGCATCTGCGTCAACGAAGTGCTTCGACCACACGTCCGTCGTGTAGTTGAACACTGCGAACAGGATGCTCGTTGTGTTGTTTGGGTCGCGGAGCGCGAACCACACCTCGGTGTCCTTCGGGTTGTGGATAGCCGACGTGATCTCGGTGTAATACGACAACGTGTCGTCCAGCTTCAGGCCAACAGGCGTGATGCTCATGTCGCGCGCAAGCAGCTCGATCGATCGCTCGCTCTTGAAGAACACGCCGACAGGCGTCTCGATGACCGAGCGGTGATCGACGCACCCGATGCCATGAGGCATACGAACTGGCGTACCGAGCGTC